GTGGACTAGAAGATATCCCGACTGAACCATTAGAAGCTGATACTATGTTTATACCAGTTCCGGCAGTAAGGTAAGAGGTACCGTCAGCAAGCTGAGTCAAAGAGCCTGACAAGCCTGCAGTAAACATCCCCTGATCAGAATATTTCCCGACATATAAGTAGGCTTGTATATAGTCTGGGTTATCAGCATGATCACCCGTGCCAGGTGGATCTTGTTGGAAAAATATGCCATTAAAGTAGTCAAGGCTCCAATCCCTAGCATCTAGGACAGGTATTTGTGTGCCGTTGTCTTTTGTTGTATTGCCGCCGGAAAAAGGCTTCGCTTCATACTCAGAAGCGAAAGAGGGCGGAACTAGCTGTAATGATCCTGAAGTTATGTTTATTGACTGGTTATTCTTAAACGGATATGTTCCGGCAAGCGGGTTTTTTGAATTTGTCTCGTAGTCAGCAGGCAGCTTAAGCTCAAAACCATGTCGTCCGCTTGCTGTATCAGAACCTGCAATAAAAGAAGATTGAAATCTCAAATATTCAACCTGGCCATTTCCAGAAATACCTGATCCTGTCAGTATCGTATACAGGGCATCATCTGTCTGGTTGGCTGTCGTTGGTATTGTCTGACCAAAGACAGTGTTTGATGATATTGTCAATCCAGAAGGTAAGCCTTCATTAGCAACATCTTTGTCGTTTGATGTGTGAGCTTTTCCTACTAGCTTCTTAATTGATATTAAAGTTTTTGAAGTATCAGATAACGCCATCTTTCACCTACGACCACGACACTGTTATCTGGCTAATGTGGCCAGTGAAAGATCCGTCAGCCTGTATTTTTACCACTATGTATTCATCATCAGCAACAAATTGTGTGCCAAAGGTAACTGTGTTAGTTGCATTCAAAGAGCTATCTAGTGAGCCTTCAAGGCATCCGTCGTTATCACTTACTTGGCCTGTCGAGAATGCCGTCGCCAAATCCATAAATCCAGTTGATTGACCTCCTGAAGTTTCTGGTAATTTAAAAAATACTTTAATTCTAGAAGAATTTAAACTAGTACCTGAGGCTACTATGGTCCCTGAGCCGTTTATAGTGACGCTAAAACCGGTTTTTGAACCGCCGCTGTTGTTTTGAAAGTATCTATAAAAAGTTCTAGTCCCTGATGTTATTCCGCTATAGTTTACATTACTTCCCGGTCCGTTGGCTATAGTTGAAAAGTTTCCGCTGTTAGCCCCTTGAGAAGGAGATACTAACCGCTGGTTGTAAAACATTAGACCTGTGTTGTGGCCGGCGTCTGACCCTGCCAGAGATTCAGATCCGTCCCATGCCTGGTCCGAGTGGGTGATAGCAGCTTGATTTGCATAAGCATTTTCTTGTATTCTGAAGTTTTCTCTCCTAAATGTCTCTTGCACAACAGTCGAGTTGTTGGAGAGGTTATACATTAATATATTAGATATAGTCTGGTTGTTTGCAGTTAAATTTGATTTGAGAGGATGAGGGACAACAGCTCTTGCAGTTATCGATTCATCTAAGAGCGTACTGGCATTAATTGTAGCGCTACCTGTAATATGCAAAACCTTGTCTTCATCATTACCAGCAGAGGGAAATGATTGATTGCTTATTGTACAGTTTGACTCAGTAAAGGTTATGTTAGAAGTAGAATACACATTTTTATAAGCATTTGTCACTCTAACTCTGTACTGCGCAGTCCCTGCTGTAAAATACTTAACTCCGGATATTGTTACATTTCCAGTCATGTTCAAAGAATCAAAAGCATCCCCTGCAGCAGCAAGCGCGTTGCTATCTGAATCATTAATCCATTCAACATAATTTGTATTAACATCTCCGCTTGAAAGAGAGTGAATTACACGTGCATAGTTCCACCCGTTTCTCTGAGATGCAGCGGCAACTTTAAACCTACCAGTCCTGTGCTTAAATAAATCTAGTGATGTACCATCGCTAAATTTGGCATCAGCAGTTGCGCTTAGGTTTGTAAATCCTGACCCGTCGCTGTTTACCTCTGTGTCGGTGCCGCTGCCCGGGTTGCCTACTCCAGTATTTGCGTCTGTTAGATCTATTGTGTGTATCACAGAGCCGTTAACTTCTAACTTAAGACTTCCCTGATTAGCGTCACCGAAAGCGTTTGCAACATAGTTTACTTGACCGCTGCTGTGCGTATCTGCCGACACATCTTCATTTAAGTCACCAGTTATGTCAGTTGACCCATCAAAGACACCAATCCTTAGATTATTACTGCTAGTTGAAGATTCAAATGTGCCATCGACATCTACAGCACTAAATCCAGCAGCTGTATTTGAATTAGTGTATCCAGAAACAGCATTAGATGCACCAAAAGAAAGCTTTCCAGCAACACTTGAGTTATTAAAATCTACATCATCGAGGGACGGTGCTGGGCTAGGGGACAACGCCTTCAGTATTTCATTAAACCTATCAACTGCTGTTCCCACTGTAGTAGTATTAGTAAAATCTGTAAACAAACCATCTGTATATGATCCGTCTTCGGCTGGCCCTATTGTGCCTGTCCCGAATAGAGTTCCTAATCTAAGGTTTTGGTATCCTCCTTCCCCAGATGCTCCGGGATCATTAAAAGCAGAATCACCCGGTGTACTAGTTAGCCTTGCAAGTCTAAACTCACTTTCTGTCTCGTCCCAGTAAAATGATGGGTTTGTTTCACCACTTATTGTAAAGATAAAACCTCTATCACCCGCAGCACTTTCACCGCCTGAACCGGTTCCGAGACCTATAATAGCATCTTCAACTTGAAGATGCTGTGTATCAATTACAGTATGTGTACCTAAAGTCTCTAGGCTTCCTGAAATAAATAGTTTTGATTCAGATGTATTCCAAAATACCCGAGCAGCATCGAACTGGCCTGCACTATTTGCAAACTGTAGCTCGCCGCTGGTTCCTGAAGGGGGGTATACTGCAATTGCTGTCATATCACACCAGTTGTCCTATTCTACTTAATTTTAGCTGGTGAGTTTATAGGCTGCATTCACCTTTTATCTCTTTAATATACTTGTGCAAATCAAAACCTGCACAATCAATCTTCCTAGATGTCAAATGATAATGATGAATAATTCCTTTAAACTTACCCGAAGCTGCTGGGCGAGAAACACCTTCTAGCATTTTATCGCCGGCTATTGGACATTCTAAAGGTATTCCCATGCCTAAACTTACTGCTTGCCAGAGTGCCTGTGCTGCTTCAACCTGAACGTCATAAAATCCAAGGAACGGACTCATTGGCTTTCCGTGTACAGTTCTGCCTTCCCACACAGGTCTCTCGGTTCCAACGTTTTTCTTATACCAGCTCTGGTATTTGAGATCATAAGCATTACTAATCTCAACGCCGACGCTTGAGTGATTCCACTTGGCCCCGCCGGCGTGCCACGCGCCGTGCTGTGTATCTAACATCTGGTAGATTGTACCGTCATTATCGATACAAAAATGGACAGATATCCCTCTATTATTGAGAACTCTTGCACAGGATTCTGATGACAGACAGACATCCCAATGATTCACAAAGAAAGTGGGCTTCCTATCCTCTTTTCCCGAGTAGTCGTAGTATGTACCCTTGTTCGCTTTTAATCCGCCGACTTCAGACCACAGTACGACTTTTGGCCAGTTAATCGGGATAAAATTTCCATTGTGAACAATGTAGCTAGTTTCTTTTGACTGACCCTTGAAAGGTTTGTAGTCATCAATATCTGACTGTCGCTCTGTCCATACTCTACGATACGTACCGGGACCACACAGACCGTCTGCGACGAGACCGCGATCTTTCTGCCATTTTCTAATTGCTTTTACTAAATCGTCATCAAAATACTTCTCACCAAACCACGAAGGATCCCAGCCTAAATTTGATGCCGATGACTGATTGTAAAATACCTTGTCAACTGCCATTGTCTTTCTCTATGATTTAAGCTATATAGTAATCTTATCTTCAATTGTATCTAAAATATTTTCCATTTCATGCTCTGAATCTCCAAGTTTTGATTTAATCTTAGCGATTCTCATGGCTGCCTTGACTGCTTTTATATCTAGGCGCTCCTTGTAATCGTCAAAGAGTGTCCTTTGCTCTTCGAGAAGGAGCTTTCTCTCATTTTCTATCCTTAGAAGCTTTTCCACAAGATCTAGGATTTCTTGTTTTGTTGACATTATGTCTCCTTTTTTAGATTTTTATACTTGTCTCTTACTTTGTCAGAAACAGGAATTGCCTCACCATCACCGTCTATTCTAACAAAGGCCATCTCAGTAGTTAAGACAGTTTTTTGAGAACCATTATATACACTATGTCTGCGCGCCTCTAGGGCTATGGTAATTGACCTAGTCCCTACACGAACTACCTCACCATAGATTTTAATAATTTGACCTGGGCGTACAGGCTTTTCGAAAACAACCTCAGATATCTTTTTTGTAACCATCCTGGGTGTATCACAGGCTTGACACGCGAACGCTGCTCCCGCTTCATCGAGCCAGGCAAGCATTGTTCCGCCAAATAGGTTTCCGTGATAACCTACATTGGCTGCTTTACAAAAATGGGTAGATATTAGTTGCATTTCACTCGAAATCTATATCAACACTAACTGATATATTCAACTTGGGAACTCTTAGATGATTAGCTAAACCATGTTTCTTGGATTCTGCGGCATCTAAAAACCAGTCCGCATGCTTCTTTTTATCAACAATCTTCATAAAATAATCATCTTTCTTTCCGCAATTTTGAGCCATCATTGTATATACGATATTGTTTAGCCTATCTGCTTCAGCTGCACCTGCTTTTAACTCCTCGACCTTGCCCATATCCATAGAAGAGACGTCATGAATCATCACAGTAGCATCTGGATCCATAAACCTGTATCCTTGTGTGCCAAATGAGAATAGAATAGCACCGCAAGACATTGCCTTACCTTCAACTATTGTGGCAACTGGAATCTCTGAATTTTTAATTGCGCTTATCATTGACATTAGGCTGTATACTTGCCCACCGTACGAGTCAATTACAACTGGAATAATTTTTTGTCCAGTGTTATGAGCCTGTGCCATCTCTTGCGCAAATTTTTTAGCTGAGTCTTCGTTAAACTTGTTAACTCTTACAATTATAGGGTTTTTTCTTAGTTCGACTTCTTTTATTAGAGGCGATATATCACTCATCCAATGCATATTTTTTCCTTAAAAAGATATTGATTCTCCACAACCGCATGTTCTTTTTACACCCGGCGTATTAAAAACGAGACCCGACTTTAACAGATCTTCCTCATAGTCTATCTCAGTTCCATTCAAAAATAAATAAGACTTTACGTCTATGCAGATTTTAATGTCATCAAATTTAAAAATTTTATCTTTTTTCTCAGGCGTGTCAGTAAATTCGTAGCTATATGTGTAACCAGAACAGCCACCGCCTTTTAAGCTTAGTCTCAAATAGCTTTTAGGTGTTTGTCTTTTTGTCAATAGCGATCTAATTTTCGACTTAGCACTATCTGTAATAGTTATTGCCATTTAGGTTTTTCCTTATTGATATGTATTCAAGAAAAAACCTATCCACACTTGGCGTAACCACAGGCAGTACAGCTTACACACCCTTCCTGATATCTCAATGTGTCTTCTGCGCCGCAGTTTTCACAACTAGTTTTACCCGGCACGGTTCCGTCTTCGATATAAGACTTAAGAACTCTCGCAATCACCTTGGAGAAAGAGAACATATCCATCTCTCTATCTTTTAAAAGCTGTTCAACAACATATTGAATCGGTGCGCCATGCCGAAGAGCAAGCGAGATTGTTCTTGTGTAACCTGCATGGTTGGGATTATCAAACACAGATTGAATATCCTTTATTAAAAAACCGTCGCCGTTTTTTCCAATCTGTAGATCATATCTTGAATTTTTAGACTTATAGGCGTGCTTGATGATCATACCTTGCTTATATTTGCGCGGTATTTCTATGTACTTTTGTAGACCACCCATTACCTCATACGGCCTACCATCCATTAGACCAACCATTACAGTCCAGTCTTGACCTTTGATTGTTGCATGATGAATGTGACACTTGAGCTCTTCGGGACGCTCTGGTGCATCATGAGTTGTAAAGTTATTGCTATTCTTAGATGACTCTGACACAAGGACACCTGTTCGAGATCCATCTCTATACACAGTCACACCTTTACACCCCGTTTTCCAGCCCTCCATGTATATCTTTTTAATTGTTTCCACGTCAGTATCTGCCGGGACATTTGTTGTGTTTGAAATTGCATGGCAAACCCATTTCTGTGCCGCGGCTTGCATCTTTACTTTTGCAACCCAGTCGATATCATTAGATGTTGCGTTATAATAGGGAGAATCTTCTACGTTCTTTAATCCTGTTATGTCCATCCATCGCTTAAAGCCGTGGTGATAGACATCATATTCTTGCCATTTATCGCCAGACTCATCAACAAAATCAACCCTACCGTCGACGTCATTCTCAGTCAGCTTTTTCCTTCGAGTGTATGAGAGAAGATAGGCAGGCTCGATGCCTGAAGTAGTTTGTGTTAAAACTGAAACTGAGCCTGCTGGTGCTGTTGTTGTAATAGCTATATTTCTCCTACCATACTTCTTTGACATATCATAAACATCAGGAGCTTCTTCCCATATTCTCTCCATGAAGTCATGACCTCTTTCTCTATTGTGATCGTGTGCGGGAAATGCACCTCGCTCTTTTGCCAAAATACAAGAAGACCTGTAGGAATTTATTGCGAGACATTTGTAGAAACTCTCTACTAGCTCAATTGATTTTTTTGACCCGTAGGTCACACCTAATGCTGCAAGGGTATCACCGACTGCTGTCACCCCGAGCCCAGTGCGTCGACCGAGCTGTGCCTGCTTTTCAATATTCAGCCACAGCTCTTTTTCAATCTGCTTAACACTGTCAGGTTCTGGATCAGCCTCTATCTTTGCCAATATCTTCCTGACTTGCTCTATTTCAAGATCGACCATGTCATCCATTAGTCGCTGAGCTTTCTGAACCACCTCTGACATTTTTTCAAAGTCGAATGTTGCAGACTTCTGATATGGTTTTTCAACAAAGGAGAGTAAGTTTACAACCATCAACCTGCATGAATCTCCCGGTGATAAGATTATCTCACCGCATGGGTTTGTCGAAGTAGAGCCAAAGCCTTCAGATGCGTAGATATCAGAAGGTGTAAATCGCTTAGCTGTATCCCAAAAAAGCAAACCAGGCTCAGCACAAGCGTGAGCAGATTCAATAATTTCATCCCACAAACTCTCTGCTTCAATGCTTTCTGACACAGAAGGACTTTCTGAATCTACAGGAAATCTAAGCTCAAAATTCTTCTTTTTGTCAACAGCAGTTAAAAATTCGTCAGAAAGTCTAATTGAAATGTTTGCCCCAGTTACCCTTGTAAGATCACGTTTAATTTTTATAAAATCTCTAATCTGGGGATGATGAACAGAGATAGTAAGCATAAGGGCTCCACGACGTCCACCCTGAGCCACTTCTCTGCAAGAATTTGAAAATCTATCCATAAATACTTCAATGCCATCTGTTGTCCTCGCGCAATTTCCTGTTGATAAGCCTTTCGGTCTAATAGAGCTAATATCAAAGCCGACGCCACCGCGACGCTTAGCAATCTGAACTAGCTCTTGATCTGTCTTACAAATTCCTCCGTATGAGTCATGAGGAGACTCAATTACAAAGCAATTTGATATGGACTGAATCTGATGTGGGTTGCCTATTCCTGACATTGGGCTACCCTGCGGGACGATGTATTTGAAGTCTTTAAATAGTGAGTAAATTTCTGACTCACTCATCGGGTTTGAATATTTGGACTCTATTCTTGCAAACTCTCTTGCAAGGCGCAAATGCATATCATCCGGAGATTTTTCATAATATGCTCCGTCTTTTCCACACAGCGCATACTTTGTCGAAAAAACATTGGCTGCCAGCTCATCGCCTCCAAAATATTCTACACTTTCCTCTAACACTTCATCAAAATTTGACATTTTTTAATCCCTATAAGTGAATCTACTCAAATTATTCTAGCTGTTAATCTCTTGCCACTTTGACTTAAGCAAGGTTTTCATATCTTTTGCGTCTGAAGCAAGTGCTTCATTTAGCGTTAACTCATCGCTGTCTTCTATAACCTCTATTTTAGACATAGAAGTATCTATTTTCATGGGGAAAAGCACACCGTCTTTTCCGGCTCTATTTTTTGCCACAAATATTCTCCCAATACCCGTTGCTTTTTCTGTAGCTTTTCTAGAAAGTGAGATAACAACATCAGCGACCATTGCTTTCCCGTATGCTTCTGACATATTTTCAAGGCCTACTATGTCTGAATTTGCTGAATCTCGATTTGCCTGAGAAGCTGTCCATACGGGTACGTTCATATCCATGGCAAGGTTTCTAATTTCCTCATAGATAAACTTTAGCTCATGCCTCATCGTGTCATATCTATGTGTTGACCTCATGATATCAGCATAATCAATTACTATTAGGCTGGGAGTAAAAGATTTTAAAGCTAATTTTTCTAGATGATTTCTCAAGGTGTTGATAGTTGCTGTACCTGTAGGATATTCTTTTATAATTAATCTTCCTAAGTCTGCTTTACTATAAAAATCTACTATTTCTTTCTTTCTGTCTACGACATCAGAACTAGAAATATTACAAAGATTAGAATCATATCTTTTACCAACTGCAGTCTCAGTTAGCTCAAAAGTATAATGAACAACGTCCTTGCCTGCACGCAATGCTTCACACCCGGTGTGAACAAGCCAGTGAGATTTTCCAACACCTGTGTTTGCAGTGACAACACCAATTTCTCCGCGAGCTAAACCTCCGTTCAGTATCTCTTTTTTATCAAGATGAAAGATTCCTGTTGGGCATGCTACTCTCTGTGTTTTTGAAAGTCTTGAGTCGATATCATTAAAAAAGTCGTGACCGATTGAGTGAGGCATACCCACAGAGATTGCATCTTTCATAACGTCTACAACAGATTCAAACTTATCAGTAGATATAAGCTCAACCGACTTTTCAAGTGCATCTTTCAACGCCTGCTTTTTACAAAAATCTAAAGCCTTCTCTTTTACATATTGTAAATCTCCAACATCAGGATTCATTTTTACACGATGCAAAAATTCAACTATCTGATCTCTCAATATCGCGTCACTTCCCTCACCTAAATCATCTCTTATGATAGTTATTAAAAGCTGTAAAGTGGGGAAATCTTTATATTTTTCAAAGTAAGAAAAGTATCTATCTGATAGGTAGCTTAAATATTTGACATCAAAGTACTCAGGTGTCATCACCTCAGACATCTGCATTGACCACTGTCTGTCAGTAATCAGAGACTGAAATATCTTTTCTTGAAATTGCTTACCATACTGTGAGAAGTGTGCTGTGCTTCCGTTAACTACATTATTCATTTTCTAGACATACCATAGAGAAAAACATTCTATCCACATTAAAATCTTGAACACCTTCTTTTAGAAGCATTCTTATAACTTTTATTTTATTTCTAATAGGGCTAAAAGTATCAATTGAATGCTTAATTTGAGAAATTTGATTTGCAGAAAGCGCAGATGTATCAAGATATACAAGCTTCCAATTTCTCTTTATTTTATCCTCTCCCTCAACAATTCTTTTAAATATTTTTGGAGAGTTTTTTCTTTCATTCATTTTTTCTCTAGCACTGTCTAGAATATCTTGAATTGTAACATCTTCATCGCTAGAAAGGCTGGGGAATCTCTTTGATAGAGTTTTAAAACCCGCACCTTTTATACCATCTATATTATCTGAAGTATCGCCACATATAGATTTTGCAAGCCCAAAGTTATTTGCAGTTATACCAAATTTTCGCAGTACGTCTTTTGATGTGACTAGGTCTTTAAGAGTAGGCGAATAAATAATTGTGCTATTGTCAAGAAGTTGATAAAAGTCTTTATCTGAAGAAAGTATTATTTTCTTAGAATCTGAAAACTCATATTTAGATAAGTATCCGATGACGTCATCAGCCTCACAGTCAGGAACATACATTTGACAAACTGGCATGCTTTTCAGTATCTCAACTAGAAAACTTACCTGCTTATTTCTATTCTCTACTGTGTCTGGTATGTCAGAGCTATAAAATCTATTCAACTTCTGTGGTCTTCGGTGGCTTTTGTAGTCTGGGTATATTGAACGACGCCTTGAAGAACCGCCTCCTTCCCAAATGACTATAACTTTTTTAGGTTTGAATCTTTCTATATTTAGCCTTAGAGATGCTAAAAATCCCACAGCTCCACCTATGTGCTCACCCTGGGCATTCATTGCTGGATTTACAACAAAAGATCTTACAAAAAGATTCATTGCATCAACTATTAAGATCACAAGCTATCCTGATATTTCTGTGTCTGTTATCTCCTGCAAGACAGATTTTACCTCTTCGTAAGAATCAGTGTCTATGTCAAAATCGTCTACATTATATTTTTTTATCATTGCTTTTTCTAATAGAAGATTAATATACTCTTTATATTCTGGGTTTAGCATGATTTCATTAAATTTTGGTTTGTGAAATTTTTTCTCAATTATAATCTCACCTGTAGAGGTGTCAGTAACAGTAAAAGACTTCCATGACCCTGTGCCTGAAACAGCTATTTCTTTGTCTGCTATTATTTCCGGCCCGTGCTTTCTGAGAAGGTCAAAGATCTGCTCATGCTCCTTGATGCCCACGCCGAAATGTATTTCAAAATCAATTTTTCTAAATGGAGGCGCAACCTTATTCTTGATGGTCTTTGCCCAAACATGAATGCCAATTACATCATCTCCATCTTTAATCTGCTGACCTGCTCCTAGTTTAATCCTGGTTGACGCATGAAATGGGATTGCTTTACCCCCGGGTGTTGTGTCAGGATCACCATACATGACACCGATTTTCGTCCTAATCTGATTAAGAATTACAAACAAAACGTTTTGGTTAGCGATAACTCCGGTGATCTTTCGCATGCCCTTTGATATTGCTCTAGCTTGTAGACCTATAGATTCTTTGTCATAATCTCCAAGCAGCTCTGCCTTCGGAGAAGATGCAGCAACAGAGTCCCATACAATAGTTACAGGTATGTCTTTATCCATTGCCTTAGCTTTCATAATAGTCGACTCGGCAATGGAGAGTACTTCTTCTGTACAGTGCGTGTCAACGTACACAAACCTCTTTGAAACATCAACCCCTAGCATTCCTAAGTTCTCAACAGATGTTGCATTTTCTGTATCTATATACACTACTATGCCGCCCATCTGCTGAGTAGTCCGCGCAATCTGTGTTGCTATATGAGACTTTCCAATTGATGGCGGACCAAAGATCTCAACTATTCGACCTTCTGGCAGACCACCACCCCTTCTATTGGAGCATATATAATCCAAGAGCTGTGATCCAGTTGATATCCACCTCTTGACATGTGTTGGTGATTCATCTGTCGATAAATTATATGCAACTCTTGATCCTTGTTCTTTGTTTAGTGCACTTATAAGGTCTGATGTAAAATCTTTCATTTCGCTATTCTTTGCCATTTGTCTCTCTTTATGTCTAAATCATAAACAATTATAGTAAATTGTTCACAGTTAACAAAACGTATGTACACAAAAACGGCGGCAAAGCCGCCGTTTTAAAAATTTGTAGAACTATACTAATCCATCAGATCAGCAAAAGCATCATCCAGATTTTTGTAGCTCTTACTATCAGTATCTGTTGTTTCGCTATCTGAATCACCTGAAGCTCCTGCGGGTGTGCTGCCAGAGCCCTCCGTGTCAGAATCAATGTCACCGTTTAACCAGTCATTGATAATTTTTGAAAGTTCATCGTAAGACTTAAGCTCGTGCATCTCACCTAAATCTGGGATGCTAGAGATAAGATTGCTTACCTCTTCGGGGTTTTCTGCAAGCTTTGACTCTTTACCGCGAGGCCTTACCTCAGTTGTCGCCCACTTCCTGCCTGGCTGTCTTGTACAAATGACCTTGACATCTCTTCCGTTTAGCGGGTCAGTAATGTCACCATAATCTTCATCAAGCATGACGTTGAGAAGAGACTGGTATACCATCTTTCCAAAGCCCCAGATTCTAACGCCTTTGTCCTCTTCTCCCCTGACGAGTACTGGTGCGTAACACCGCATCTTCGGGTAGAGCTTCTTTGCCAGCTCATAGGATTCTTTAGTGCCCTCATCACGAAGCTTTGTGATTAGTTCTTGAAAAGGATCGGGCTTTCCAAACTGGTACGGCGCAAGAATACCACGGTTGTTACCTATGTTGTAATAAAACCACTGCTCTTTAAACGGCTGGCCGTCATTGTCCGGAAAAGATAATAGCCTAACTGCATACTCTTCCCCTTCTTGAGGGCGCCAGTTGGAAGAAGTCTTCCTGTTATTTCCGCTTAGCTGGTCTAGCTTACGCTTAATTGCATCAAAATCAACTGCCATTTTTAACTCCTAATTTTTAATGTTTAATATCTTAGTTGATAGATTGTGTGCAGCATTATTGCCACACTTTATTTTAATAATAGATTTTTATTTGTTCAATTTTTTATTCAGGTTGTGGCTTAGGAATTTGACCTATTATTTTTCCATGATAGGCTTTTTCCATATCAGCATAAAACTTCTTTGAATCAGTGGGAGCGCGAAGAGGTACTGTGTATCCTGCAATACTGCTAGTTGTGCTGGCTTCTTTTTTCTTTTTCTTTTTTCTTTTATCAGAGTCTGAATCAGCCTCTATGTCACCTGTTAATCTCTTTTTTTTTGACGCCTTGAGGCTTCAATTAGAGACCTAGCATGAGACCTTATTATCTTTCTAAGCATTGTTTCTTGCAGAGCATCACGAGGCTCGTATGAAACCATTCCATCATCTGCTTTGTAATTAACATACCCAATTTCATCTTCATCATCGAGATCGTCAGTTCCCAAATACTCACTTTTAAAAAGCATATAGCTTTCGGGCTTTTCGACATTTCTCTTTTCTACTTCTTCCCTTATTGCTTCTCTTACGAATTCTCTCAGTGTTGATGTATTTTTCATTTGTATATCTCTCTCAAACATCGGGCTAGGGTAGGCACCGCCGCCACCCATATAAGTAGGCGTCTTACGGTTAATTGCCAATCTTTCTTCTTCAGGTGTTTCTCCGGGTGTTTCTTCTTCCTGATCGGGAAACATAGACATATATTCATCTGAAATTTCATAGCCCTTGTTTACCGAGCCTAGGCGAGAAGAGAAGCCGGAATCTGCAGACTGACTTGGACTCCCTCTATTACCAGTATACCACCAAGGTCGTCGAGGCCTGCCTAGATATTTTGATCCGTCACCAGAACCATCAACTGCACCTGCAACCGGTATGGCAATGCCCCTACCCGACCATACAGAACCTGCATCGCTTGGGCTCTGAACTGACTTTTTAGAAATCTTATTTTTAGGCTTTCGAGGCACGATAATATTAATTATTACAATCTCTCCATATTAGCTAGCTGATCGCCTACGATAGAGTAAAAAATACTTCTACAGTCTTCAACATCCGTATCTGATGAGTGTGCTCTAGATATGTCAATATTAAAATGTTCCCTTAGGGCGTTTAGATTTTGACGCTCAGTTGGTAAAAATATAAATGCAAGGGCACATGTGTCAATCGCGGGATAGCCGATTTTAAATGCCTTCTCTTTTTGATCAAGCTCACTAATGTTATTTTCCTCAGTGTACCCATATCTCTTAAGGCAAGATCTGACATGGGCGAGATCAAATTGAATATTGTGCCCCACTATTGGTCCCCACCTTAGTCTAGAAATTATATCTTCAGCAACTTCTTCAAACGAAGGTGCGTCTTCCCACTCTTCTTCACTGTACTTGCACACCTTTAATGCTTCTGGGTCAGCAAACTTAAGCTCAACTGCTTTTGGCTTTATTTTTGTAGTCCAGTTATCCTGCTTCCCGCCTTCCCAGTCTGTTATAATTGATACAGAAAGAATTGCACTTCTTTTTGGATCTAAATGAGTTGTTTCTGTATCTATAAAAGTTACAGCTCTGCTTGATGATAAATTTGCCATAAGCAACTCCTAAATATTTGTCTATATTTCTATTGTAACACGCCTAAGCAGACTGATTAAAAGTTTGTCGATAAAATTTCGCAAGAGATAGGGAACTTTTTATTAAACTTAGGGACCCAAAGTCTATCAGATACAATCTGATTAAAACGGTCAATAGATTCTGGATGAACGTCAAATATAACAGCGTCGTGAATTAGAAAAATAGGAAGTGCATCAAGATTTCTATCTTCAATCTGATCGCACAGGTAGGAAAATGAAAGCAAAGCTGCATCAGCCGCAGAAGACTGGATAAATCTATTAACTACTATGTACATTGGGTCGCCTTTTACGGGCACCTTCCTTCCAAAAATATTTTCAATCATCCCGTCAGACATGTTGCTAGATAGGCTTCTTTCTAAGCTTTTTATCTTAAAGAAATCTCTAATTTTATTTGTATAGCCTTGAATTTCCTCGATAGAGGCGTCTGTAATAACTTCAGAAAATTTTGTCGTGCCCAAGCCATAAAGCACACCAAGTGTAAGTTTTTTTGAAATATCCCTGCTTAGCGTGCTATTAAAAACAGACTCAGATATAAAGCTATAGATATCATCCTTACAGCTAGTGCCGTTGTGCTCTATTAGAACCCTGGGTTCAAGGGAGCTGAAGTCTACGGATATTATTTTTCCATTTTCATATCTTGATTTAATAATACTTCTATACTCTTTTTTAAGAGTTAGTATGTTTGGGCCCTTGTCTACTGTAAGTCTTCCGGATATAGTAGAAGTTTGACTGTACACAGGGACACTTGAAAAACCTTCTGCATTCGGGCTAAATTTTTGTAAAGAAGATGAAATAGATGCTGATTTACAATTTGTTTGCAATTTTTTTAATTTGTTGCTATCTATTTTGGCTCTAGATAGTCCAAAAAGCAGCTTTCTAATAACATAAAATTCATTTAAATAGTATGTACCGCCAAATGAAGAAAGTATTATCCAGAGCTGATCTACAAGCTTCTGCAATTGAGATTTAAACACAGTATTCGGAAGTGCTCGAGACCAGTTAACTTGCTTGCTTAATTTTGAAATTTCCCAGGGCTTTCTATATCTGCTATCTATTGGAAACAATATTTTCTCTCCAAGGATTTCAAATATTGGCTCAACTGATTTAATATGTTGACCCTGTAAACCATAGACCCAGGCATCACAGGGTATGCTCCCGACAAGTTCAAATTCACTACCGTCAAAAACAAAGTGCCTAGAAGTGCCTAAAGCACTTTTGTGAATGCAGAGTTTCAAAGTTGCCTCTAGATTTTATTAACTGTCTGATGCCGATGCTGCTGCTGCTGCTGCACCTGCTGCACTTGCCGCTGCCTCTGCAGGCTCTGCAGCAAGTGCATCAGTTAATTTTACAACTTCGTTAATCATTGTATCTCTAACATTCTTGACGCCACCCTGCCCGGTGAATCTCATTGAGATCTCTGATTTAAAACCACCCGGCCCGATTGTATGTGTGATGTTATCAACAGCATAGATATTATCTGCTGTAGTGCCTGTCCCGAGATCTAAAAAGAACTGCTGCGAATACCTTAGCAAGGGGCAACCCAGAGATACAATATTAACTCTTGCTGGAATGACTAGTGCCTCCCCGACAAGACCGCCGCCTGTTGATGCTTGCGTATCTTTGCTCTCAGAATAGGCCTCATCTAGCTTGGCTTCTTCAACATTACCTGATGTGTTTGCACTCAAGGTGAGAGACTCGATGGGAGAAAAGCTAGCTCCGTAAAGTATACTAGGCGTGACAGTTGTAATTTGTCGCTTTAAGTCTTCATTAGAGCCTATTATTTTCACAACATTTACATCTGCCATTGCTGGGTTAACAATGCTTTCAAACATTTCCTTATTATCAAGCATCTGAGCAACATCAACAGCTGCACCTGTGGTAGGTCCCGAGGGTGTGGTTTCAGACTTTGCTGCTTTTTCAAATCCTTTTTTGTATATGTGCTTAAGTGCGTTTACACTAGCTGCATCAAGAACGAACTTTGCTCCCACATGCGGAGTCGCGTTGTCATCAAAAACATGCACTCTTAATATCTCTCTACTAGGCCTAGTAACCTTGGTAAGACCAAGCGGGTCATTGTTAATTTTTGCAGGCACAGTCTCAAAATAAACGCTAAGCATAGCAGGGGTAAACTCTGACATGATCATGCCAGACTGAAGCATTCTCTCTCTTAGCTTATTTCCAATTTGGGGATCTGGCAATGCTGCAGGGTCTTGACCGCTTTCATATATTCCTGCGAAACCATAGCCTGGATGTAAGTGATTGTTGACATATGATTTTGCTAAGTTTATCGCCTGAGATACAGTGAAGGCGCCCTTCTTTGCTAATTTCTTCGTTCTATCAACAATGCTAGGATAGGAAAGTGGGAAATTAGCTATATTTGAACCATGTAAAGCTCCTGCACCATGGTTCATAGGGTAGAAAATCATTTGAACTTCATCATACCGGTGACTCTGAGCGAGTGGTGCTCCTACGAAAGACATTAGAAACTTACCTAAAGAAACAAAAGGTGCGCCGTCAGCTGTATCAGTAGTGACAGGGGCGACAGGTATAGGTGGTATGTTTGGGTCATTTTGAGGTGTAGAAGAAGACCAAGACGGATAGCCAGAAATATCGTTGTCAATATCAACGAGGAAAGGATCTCTAGTTCCTGACTTGGGATTTAATCCTGCTATTTTCTTTCTAATTGTTGTAGCAATATCTGCTCTATTTAAAGCAGGTAATCCTGACTTGCCGTCTGGACCAACAAGCATTTGCAATTTTGCCAAAAGCGGAAGGAGTCCACCAGTAGTACCTTCACCTGACTTTTCTTTTGCTAGCTTAAGTGTCTCTAGATAGAAGTCTTTAGGCACTAGAGAAGAGGCTGCAGTCATCGAGTCAGTTGAAAGATATTGTGCAGGTAGAACGTTTTCTATTGCTGCTCTTCCTGATGATTTTGCTAGCCCGTCAGCGACTTCACGCTTAATTAATGATTCAACAAGTCTTGCAGGAACAAAGTCACCGGTGGCAACACTCACAATGTTAGATTCTTCTCCACCCTGGGCACCCAGTGTAAGAGTGATGTCGACCTGACCGTCAGCCAGAAGCTCGTATGTCCCAACTGTGATTCTGTAAAGCTCTCTTACCCTCAAAGCATTTAAAAATCTACCGTAGTAGTTTACGGGTTCCATTATGGTATTCATGCCGTCAGGGTGGTGCCAGCCATACTCTAAAAATACACCTGTCATTCCAAAAGCATCAGCGCTGAGCAAGGCAGAAATCTCACTCATCCTAGCCCTATCATGTAACCTTATTGATATTCTCGCTCGAGTGTACCCAATTGCACCTTGTCCCGAACCATATTGAGTTACACTAATTGACTTTAGCGTCATAAAAGGCCTAAATGGGTCAAAAACTGGCGGTAGCCCAGCTTGAGCACGAGCAGCAGAGCTACCTCCGTTCTGCAAAAGCCCTGTGTTGATATGTGGATTCACAAGAGTTTGGGGAGAAGTAAAAAGCTCCATGCCTGCGTTAGGCATATTCCTGCCCTTTTCGGCCATCAGCGGCAATTCTGTCAATCCTAGATCATTAAGGCTTATGCCAGCCATACCAGAAGTTATGCCCTCTGAAACTTGTGCGGAAGCCAGCCCGTAGTTTGTTTTTCCTCCAAGAGGATATGCGTTATATACACCTAAAAACTTTACAAGGGACATTCCGTTTATGCGACCCCCGAGTGTAGGATCAGACAGGGCTGGTCGATCAGTTATAAATCTTAGGTTTACAAACGGTGCGCACCGAGACATTTCTATTGTAGGAATAGCATTGAAAAATAAAGATACAGCATCAGCATGCCTACTCTGAGGCATTACAGAAAGCTTGTGCATTAGAATTGCACCCAGGGAAGGTGCTGTGTGCTTTTGTGGATTTTTAGGCTCGCTATTAAGTGAACTAAATGTCTGAAGAGACCATTTGTTAATTGCCGGAGGTGGGTCAAGTAGCGGCGGATCTTGAGGCGCTGTCGCTGATGAGATGATAGAGTTGACCTTTGTCGGCTGCAGTGCAGTCGTTAGAGGTGGGGCATCTCTTACCATTGCAGGATTAGGTAGTGTTGTGATATTGTCACCATGGACGAACTGAACTACATTTTGTATTCCTGGCTTGGCTGCTATCATGCCCGCCACTGGGCTCGGTATGCCACAAAGGTCATTCATAAAGAGAGCACCTTCTGAAACGTCTAAGATATAACTAAGTAAATCTCTTGCTAGCTGCGGCTCCACACCGGCTGCTGTCTTCTCTTTTTGAAAAAGCTTCCCTAGCGCAATTAAAACGTCAAAGAAGCCATCAGCGTCTTTAAGCGACTGCTCTCTAGAAGTTTTCAGCAGTCCGTCTGGGTGGCCGATATAGCTAAAATAGTTAGATAGCTCTTTAACAGCCAGATCTAAGTCGTTTATACCTGTTGTTACATTTCCTATTTTGGGCATACTTCTATCACCTCACTAGAGCTAGAACCTTTGAAAGATCGGTAGGGACTCTGATAAGTGTACCTGGCGGGACTTGTAGTCCCCAGCCAATACCTGAAGCTGCGGCAATAACCCACCATAGAGTAGCGCTACCATAAACCTGACCTGCAATTGTGTCGAGCCTCTCACCTTCTTTCAAGGGTCTAACAGTGCAGGGTATAAAGAGACTGTCACAGGCTGCATGTATCTTCTGTGCCATCTCTGTAGTCGCATACAGCTTATTATTTTTTACCCTAGGGATAAATGTGTACCTTCCTATCGCCATTTTCTATCCTGCCTATTTTGCTTAGTGCTTATCATTCTTTCTACTTGTCTTCTGGTTTAAATGTTGAGTCTTTCCCAACGGTTCTAAATGTAGCTCTGTTTGCATTTCCGAAGGACTGCTTAGATGCCAACCCAAAGTCATCATACGGATCCCCTGCAACTGAATCCATGACACGACCCACGTTGTAGATAGGTGCACGGTTGAATCCATCGTGACCGAGACCGGGTGGAATATCGTGAATTGGTGTAAATGACACAGAGACTTTTGCAATCTTAGGTGCTCTAGAGTTCCAGTCTATCTCCCAGGGCGTCTCATCTCCCGATATCCAGTCAAACGAGAGGTTTGTAAAAACTCCAGCAAGACCTCTTCCCCTGGTCGCAGCAAAAGATTTAACTATTGCATTGTTGTTTACAGACATAAACCTTGCGTCATCAGTTGCAAATACCTGTACAGTATCAACGGGAACTCCAAGCGCAAGTGCTGCCTCATTGATAATAAACTGCGCTGCACCTTTTACTGTACCAAGCGGATCAAGCAGGGGTAGAAACAACTGGGCAAACAAGTTGTTTGGATCACTAACAAGATCAGAGTGAGTAACAAAAAATTCTGTTCCAAACAGTGATGCTGGCACGGTGAAGTCTAAAATAGCAACTGTGTAAACAGTCTTCTGAGCGGGTTTTCCAAAGTTTTGGTTCTTTGTACCTAGCCTGTCGGAGTGTGCCAAGCCTTTATCTTCGGTAACAACGGTAGTTCTGCTCATTACCATTCCCCTAATTGGTCGGTCAAACCTCCATCTGCATCCACTAGAGTCAACGTAGGGTTTCGCGACAGTCGGCTTTATAAAGACAATTGAGGCCGCGTGATATCCAAAAAAGTTACCGCCGCCCTTGTTGAGCATTGATATGAAACCTTCGCCGACAGACTGGAGGTTCATGGCAAGAGGAGCAGGATTGTAAACTGAGTCTGGATCTCTCATGGATT